TGCCAAGTGTGCAAAATAATATTCTGTATTTCCAGATTTAATGATGACGAGATTTCCATATCCACCACCAACACCAGCGTAAGTGACTGTACCAGATCCTCTAAAACCAACTAACCATCCTTTTTGACCGCTTGTTCCTATGTCAATACCTGCGTGACTTCTTGTAGGAGTTCTGTATGCACCATAATTTCCACCTCCACCAGAAAGTCCAACAGTTGGTGTTCCACCAGATGGACCAGATACATTGATTTCATCAATAACACGAGATCTTGAAGTAATAACTGGTGATGGGGTTGTTTGTCTAGGTTGTCCTAGGGGAGTCCTTCTTGCTTGTTCTACTATTTGAATTTCTTTTGCAGAGTATTTTGATCCACCAACAGTCCAAGGTTGTATCCCCCTCTCCTTTAATAAAGCAACCGCCATTAAATCTTGATTTTCTGGACTAAATTTATCTTGTGGAGTTAATCCAGCGGATTTCATAACACCTGGAAGAGTGTTTGGGACAAACTGATATCTTCCGGCAGCATATACTCCGTAATTGCTGACTTGTGGATTAGATTTATTCATCAACCACTGCTGTCTTTGAAGAACTTCACCAATTGTCATATCGGTTAGATTCTTTCCTATTTTTGTTTTAGAGTTTAGGGTTGATCCAACAATATCATCCCCGATAGTTCCCTGATTCATTGCATTATAACTTCCACCACTTTCAGGTCCAGAAATAATATCCAATGCTTGTTTATGAATTGGTAATAGTTGTCCAGCACCTCCACCGCCAGGAACTCCCTCAGGTGCTGCTGGTTCTGGACCAGGTTCTGGAATGTTTAATCTATCAAAACCAAGATCAAGTGGTTGAGAAAGAAGATATATTGCATCATTGAAATCTTTTTCAATACCTAATATGCCAGTTTGAATGGTTGACATACTTCTATCAATCAATTGTTGTTGATCTGTAAAATCAAACTTCATAAAGTTTTGGATAGTTCCACCAAGTAAACTACCAAATCCAGATAATATTGTTGTAACATTTCCAACAAAAGATCTCAATACAAGAAACAATTTACCCATTCGGTCTACTAGTTGCTCACCAAGACGAATGATTGTAGGGAGGTTGTTTATCAACCATCCAACCATCAGTGTTCCTATAAAATCTAGTATTCTTCCAAGAAAACCTTTGGTACTAGATGCGATTACTTTTCCTTGTCTTCTGATTGCACCACTAATTCCAGATGCCTCAATTATATCTTCTCTTTCTCTTCTTCTAACTGCTTCTCTTCTTCTCTGAAAATTTGATACAGTAAGTTTTATTGCTTGTTGTTTTTGTCTGTTGCTATTGACTAATGCAGTGTTAATATTCACAGCACTCTTTTGAGTACTATTAATACTTTTCCTAAAAGTCATTACAGACTTTTTAATTTTATCAACACCTATCGATGATTTTATTAATGTGCTTTGAAGTTTTTCTGCCATTTTACATCATCGGAACGTTGTAGACTGAATGTGAGAATGCAAGATAAATGTTGTTTGAATTTTCAGGATTTATAACTGGCATTGGATTAGTATCTTCACCAGTCACAGTTGACCTTTGTTTTCCAGCAACTGATCTAGTTCCTCCACCCATAGGCATAGGAATAATCGTTGGTGTCGGTTCTGGTAATGGACCAACACTTGCTGTCTTCATTGCAACTTCTTGCTTAATTGGAAATACTTGTGCCTGTGGTATATTAATTGATTCTGGTGTTAGTCCTTTTGTAGGTGATATGTTGACTGCTTCTGTTGTTGCTCCTTTTGCAATTTCAATACCTTGATCTGTAACTTTTCCAGCAAATTCTTTTGCAGTTTGAAGTAGTTGTTCTACATTTATATTTCCATATTGTGGTTGCTGTGTAAAGTCTTGTCCTGATGCTTGTGCTATTAAATCTGTACTTGATTTTTCTTCTTCTACTAAATTATTTGTGCCTGTTGTATTTGATGCAACATTTGCTTGTTCCCGATTACCCATCAGGTCTTCAGAATTAAAAGCAATATCAGTTATTTTACTCTGAACTGGTTGAGAACTGGTTACACCAGGATCAGTTCCAAACATTTCGGTGGTCTTATCATAAAGACCTTTAAGACCTTCTGTTGCTGGACCAAAAAGACCGAATCCAGTTCCAAATACTAATGGAGCTTTTATGAGTGGTGGTAAAGGTAACCTTGATACTAAACCTGCGGCATATGTAGCAGCAGCAGCGCCACCAATATTAGTAGTGTATGCTTTTGCAGGATCTTCACCCTGCATAGTATCCATAGTTCCACCAACTAATCCACCAAGAAGAGATCCTCCAAGTAAACTTGTTGGTGAAAATTTATTAATACCTTTATTGCCAACTTGTTTAGATGCTTCACTAGTTGTTTTTGGTGGTTCTTTACCACCACCAGGTGGTGGATTTCCTCCACCACCTCCACCAGGTTTTGAGAATCCTGGAAGAACGTTTTGTATCTTTGGTATAAGTTTATTTGCTGCTCCCTTAACTCCATCTAACAGAGCTTGAACAGGTTTGATAAACAAACCAACAGCAACAGCAGATGTGACTCTTGCAGCAACGCGAGTCATCGCATTAAATACTGCGGTTAGACCAAATCTAATTCCAGCATATATTCCACCAATAATACCAAGATTTTTTAGAACATTATCTCGTATCTCTGTTAATCTTTTTTTATTTCCTTCACCAAGTGCCTTGATTGTCTCCAATCCTTGATTCAATAACCAACCACCCAAAAGAGTGGTAAAAAATTGCATTAAGCGAGAAAGTGTGAATGATGCCTTCGCAGAGATCTTCTGAACAGGATAGACTAGTGCAGATTGTATCTTTCTTTCAATCGCACTTTCTTTACCTTCCCTTAACTGTTGTTCTGCAAGTCTTCTTTCTTGATCTTGCTCTTGTGCTTCTTTTCTTCTTTCTAATATTGAGTTTTGAGTTATATTTCCATAAACATTCTGCATCGCAGCATTCAAAGAATTAACTTGCTGCGTGAGTGATGTAAGTTGTTCAGAAACTGTATTTAATGCTAATGAGTTTCTTTGAATTAATGATGTTGTAACTGGATCTGGTTGAGAAACCGCAGGAGGAGGTGGAGGTGCTGCTCTAACGAAAGCATCGGCAGACACCGTTCTTCTAGCGACTCTTAATCCTCCTGATAGTGGCGATTTAATCTCAGCCATTTGCTCCCTGTTGATGCTTTAGATTCTCTTCTTCGACATATTGTTTGAGAAGAGAAAGATAAATCTCTCTTTCCCAAGGAATCATATTTTCTAGTTCTGTCAAACTATATTTATGGTGCTGCATCAAGGCAAAATTAACTTTATAGTATGACTCAATATCCTCGTGAGCCATACTTACCCGAAAAAAGATGTGAGTCCCTCCAACACAACTTCACTTTCAACACCAGTCTTTGGATTCTTAACTGTAAATTTATGGGAAAGTTTAGGCATTGTATCAAAAAACTTTTCAATCTCTTTGAATTGTTTTGATGTAAACTGTTCCACAAATTCAAGAAGTTCTTTTTTAGTACAATCAGATGCTGCCCAAGATTCATCTTCCGAGTAAACTTGTTCAATGCACGATGCAATCAAATCAAATGTTTCAGTCACACCAATTTCATTTCCAGAAGCAAAATTACTCTTGATGAATTCATCCATCGATGGATACTTCATTCTTAAAATCAAATTATCATCAAGTTTAATATCTCTGGTGTGATCTTCACTAATTTGAACTTTAATATCGTCAAGATTAATCAATACTGGAACTTGAGTAAGATTATCATCGGGACAAGTAATTAGAACTTCAACATCTTCCCCAACAGATTTGCCTCGAATGTTGAGGAACAAATATTCAATATCGAAAGTTGATAGGTCTTCAACTTTAATACCTCTCGTTAAGATGCAAGAAGAGATAACATTTTTAACTGCATTCGCAATTTGTTTGCTATCTTCACTTTCCATAGCAATAATTAGAATCTTTTCTTCTTTAACTAGAAAAGGTCTATACTTAATTTTCTGTTTATTAGATGGAATTTCTAACTCATACGTTGGCGTAGAGATTTTAGGTAAAGGCATAATAATCCTTACAAATCAGATAAAAATATTTAGAGGAGTCTTTTAAACTTATAATAGACTATCTCTTAATTGTCCAGTAACTATCGCTTCTCCCGTTGGAGTTCCAACAGGTCTAAATCTTACACCACCAGCAGATGCGGCACCAGGTGAAACTGGAACATAAACAGGTCTATTGTTTTCAGTTTCATTTAAGAAACTTGTGGCAGAAACTAGGTTATTATCTTCTCTTCTATTAATATCTATACTGTACGTTCTACCACAAACATATCTTTCATAATTAAATGATGCACTTGCTTTCAAAATTGATGAACTCTCATATGAAATAGCAGTTGAATTTAGTGTAAGTGGAAATAATCCATAGAAAGTATACTCAATATATCTTCTATAATCTCTATCAAATTTTATAATTCTTGTAGAGTTGCATTTATATTCATCTGGATACATCATTCTAAAATGATATCCTTCTTTATAGGGTTGTTCACCAGAGCCACTGGAAATAAATTCCATCCAGTGCTCTAAAAATTTCAAAGTTTTATATGAATTATCAACATAGAATTCAAAATCTATTTGAGTAAAAGTTCTGGTGTGTGCCATTTTTTCTGCAACACCAGTATAATTTCCAACAATATCCGCAGTTGCAAAAGAACTTCCTGGAAGTGATGCAGAGTTACACAACAATCCAACCGAGTCACCAATGAATCGATAATCAATTCCTCTTCTAAGTAAATAAGATCTTAATTGTCCAGATAAACCACCAAAAATTACTTGATAATGAGAAGTCTGAGCAAGATTGGTAAAAAGTGGTTTAAACTCTGATATTTTTCTTGGTCTTGGTGCAGGCACTCTAAATACCTATTATGAGCATTTTAGTTATTTAGATGTCATATAAGGGAAAATACAAACCATCGTATCCAGAAAAATATAAAGGAGACCCCACAAATATTATATACAGATCGTTGTGGGAGAGGAAGTTTTGTGTGTATTGTGATTTGAATGAAAATGTCTTAGAGTGGGCGTCAGAAGAGAAGTGTGTTGTTTATCGTTCCCCAATAGACGGAAAACCTCATAGGTACTTTCCTGATTTTATCATAAAAGTTAAAGAAGAGAATGGTTCAATTAAGAAATATGTGATCGAGATCAAACCAAAGAGACAAACACTTCCTCCACCAAAACCCAAAAGACAGACCAAAGGATACTTGCAGGAAGCATATGAGTATGCCAAAAATCAAGCAAAGTGGGCAGCTGCAAGAGAATGGTGTGCAGATCGTGGTTATGAATTCAAAGTTCTAACGGAGAACGAGTTAGGTATCAAATAATGGCAGAAAAGAGAGAAACTCTACTTCAGTCACAAAAAAGAAAACTTGCTGAACAAAAAGCAGCAAAAAATCCAACAGATACAGATTCCAATCGTAATAGAGTTCGTTCTGTTTTGGAAGGAATTACTGGGAAAGAAAGTGGTGATGATTTGATGCTTGAACTTTTGGAAGTTGTTCAAGAAAGTGGAAAAGTTCCTCAGGTGGGTAAATTTTATATTTTCGTTTACAATGCCAAAACACCAAATATTAGATACGATCAAAATCCATTAGTTGCAGTAACTGATGTTTTTGCTTGGGGATTTCGTGGATTGAATATGCACTGGAGTGAAACTCGTCAATATACTTGGAATGAAGTGGTTGGATCATTGTACGAAGTGTATCCATCAGAAATAAGAGACTTACAAGCGATACCTTTTGCGAATTTCCGTCTAAATACTTAAAAAAGTAGTATAAATGCCTCTCAACGTCGGTGCTTCAATGGGCAGTGAAGCATATGCAACTGCTTCGACAGAAAATGCTTACGATAATGCATATTCTAACGTATCCGCAACACCAGAGTATTTCAACAATGGTGGTGGGAAGAATACCTTTCGGTATCCAATGAAGAGAATTGATAGTACTTCTGACTACTTGGAAATAAAAATATTTGATTATATTGCTGGCGGTATTGACTTTGGACCACCACTTGAAATGCCTTCAATGCAACAAAGGCAACAGCAAGACAAGGCAGGCAAATCGAGCCCGACACATTACATAATTCTACCAATTCCACAAAATGTAAGTGATAGTAACTCTGTAACTTGGGGTGAAGATACTCTTAATCCTTTGGAAGCTGCTGGTCTTGGTTTTGCTGGTGAAGCTATGACAGGTTCAAATTTAGAAGAAACTGCAAAAAAAGCCGTAGACTTTATATCACAATCAACTAGTTCTATTGCGAACAATACAAAACTAAAAACGGCTTTAATACAATCATTAGCTGGAAAGGCAGTAAATGGTTTAGGTGGAAACGTAAGTACCAGTGGACTGATTGCTAGAACAACTGGAATGGTTATGAACTCTAACTTGGAACTTCTCTTTCAGGGAGTAAACCTTAGAGGGTTCCAATTTACATTTGATCTTGCTCCAAGATCAAGAAAAGAAGCAGAGGAAGTTAAAGGAATTATCAGAACATTAAAGTCAACAATGTCTGCAAGAAATGGTGGTGCAGGCACTGGAAATAGCAGATCTGGATTTTTTATCGAATCTCCAAGTGTATATCAACTGACTTATAAAATGGGTCCAAAAAAACATCCATTCTTAAATACTTTTAAACCTTGTGCTTTGACAGATATGTCTGTTAATTATACAGCATCTGGAACTTATGCAACTTATGAAGATGGAAGTCCAGTTCACCTACAGATGAACTTGGCATTCAAAGAAATTGATCCTGTCTACTATGAAGATTATGGTCAAGAAGCAGCAGCAGATGGAGTAGGTTACTAAAATGAGTTATTTCAGAGAACTACCAGATTTAGAAATCCCATCATTTTTACCTCATAAAAAATCTTCAAGAGATTATGTGAGAGTTAAAAACTTATTTCGTAGAGTTAAGTTTTTAGATTGGTTAAAGGACAAAGCAGTCTTATATACTAAATTTCAGATACCTATCAATGGAAGACCTGATACGGTTGCTGATTTACTTTATGGAAGTCCAGATTATGATTGGGTTGTATTAATTACTGCGGACATTATAAGTGTAAGACATCAATGGCCTCTTTCCAATCGTGATATTTACGAATATACTGAAACCAAATATACACCAGAAAAGATAAACGCTATTCATCATTATGAAACTGTTGAAGTTAGAGATGAAAATGGTAGATTAATTCTCCCAAAGGGGAAAATAGTAGACTCAAATTTTAAAATAATTATGCCTCCTGGAGAAACTTATAAAAGAATTGGACCAGAGGAGAACACCATTTTTACTTCAGATACTACTGGTGAAATAAATCCAGTTATTGGAGTTTCAAACTATGAATATGAAGTTGGTTTAAATGAGAAAAAAAGAGAAATTAATGTGTTAGATAGATCATAC